TTGCCACAACAATAGACCCTTTGGCCTCTTGATTGAGTCTATTGCGCTTTGCACCAATCGTAAGCTTTTCGTCCAACGAAATGTAGCGAATGAACGGCATCCGTTTTTTCGCTTCGTCAAATAAATCCTGCACTTTGTCTTGACCGTCATCTAAAACAATCCATTCCATGCGTGTTTTCTTGTAGTCTTGATGCTCTACCATTTGAATCAAATACGGAATGAATCGTCTCCGATTGTAAGTTGGTGTTACAATAGAAACAAAGGGATAATTTTTGTCTTCCTGTACACTCATGCCTAGAGAATCTTAGACGATTTTCTTTAAGGCGGTGATGACATCCATGAACTTATTTTGTGGAACATCTAATAAGACAGACTTTAGTTCGCATATGAGATCATCAAAGCTCTTTGCATCCAGGCCAAACATGGATCCGTCTACAGTTTTGCCAACAAGTTCAGCAGCAGACTTCTCATAGGCAATTTGTTTCTTTTTTGCTAATCCATTATACATATTCGGATCATATTTATATAGACGTTTTAAGAATAGTATTGGTTCGCCTGGAGTGGCTTCTTTCACAGGAAGAACCGCAAAGAGAACAGGGAGTTCCATATAGCGAGCGGTTTGATCCGATTCCATGAATCCTTTGACGGCACGAATAAAGTAATACGCAGGAATGAGCCAGGAAAATCCAAAGGGAGCAAATAGGAAAATTGCAATCGTCATGAGAAAGTAATACACGCGCATGGCAGGAGAGCGGCCAATCATATCATTGGATACGATCATTCCAAAGATAAGCCCCAAAATACTTGGATAAATCCAATTGATACCTTTTAGAAAATACTCATTGGTCTCGTAAAACAAACGTTGGAAACTAAATTCATTTTCATTTTCCGCTTGCTGATTCTCCACATTGGCTTTGTAGGTATTGAATTGTTCCAACTGAATCATCGTTGTCAGAATTAAAAGGTCTGCAGTATTGGCGGTATCAGCATTTTGAAATTCAGGAAGTTTTTTCTGAATCTCCGTATAACTTTGACTAAATTCTTCTAATTTTGTTGTGATTTCTAGGGGTGTTTTCGTATTGATACCTCTTAAAAAGTCCTCTATAGATCTTTTCAGTGTAGCGATATCATTTTTCACAGCTGTTGTTAATTCAGTATATCGTGCCTGAACATATAGATCCAAAAAGAAAGGAGCTCGTGTAAGTTCTAACACAGTCGTATTAACTCCCAGGAGTGCTTCCCATTGAGACTTGATTTCAGTAGACTTCGCAGTATAATCGGCAGCAGGCAAACTTCCATTGTTTTGAACCCATGTGTCCCATTCACTCAATCGTGTAATTGTATTCTGTGAAAAATAATCGGATGCTTCTTTTGCAGCTATCATTTGGTCACGCTTTGTGCGATAGCCATTCACTTGTCGTTTGACATCTTCCACAGCTTGCGCAGCCTGTTCGGCTTGTTGGTTATAGGCCTGATTTGCTTGCTCATTATAGGTCAAATTAAAGACTGTGCGATCTATCGCTGAAAAAAAGGATCCCATCTCCTTGCTACTTGAAACAGTGAAAAGCAGTGATGACCGGAATCCTCAGTATGTATTCCGGTGATGAAAGGGTTTGAATTTCTGGACCAGGAGTAGAATATGGCACCTCAATCTCAGAAAACCCGAAAAGTATCCAAGGGAGCAGACTACGTAGTTGCAATTCCTTCGTATAAACGAGCGGAGACTCTCAAAGACAAAACTCTTCATACGCTCCAGCAGTATAAAATCAATCCTAAGAAAATAGATATTTTTGTCGCAAACAAAGAAGAAGAAGATATCTATAAGCAAACCTTGGAGAAGGGAACCTACAACAAAATTATTGTAGGGATTCCCAAGTTAGGACCTCAACGAAACTTCATGAGTGATTATTATCCTGTTGGTAAACCTATTGTGCATATGGATGATGACATTAGTGCTTTTATTCAATACGACACCAAGGCAAAACGGAATGAAAAGCCTTTGGAAAATTTAGATTCTGTCATTCGCAGAGGCTTTGCAGAGTGTAAAACCCACGGTCTCCGATTGTGGGGTATTTATCCCACACCGAACGGCTATTTCATGGATGACAAAGTAGATACAGATTTACGATATATCATTGGATGTTTTTATGGGATTATCAACCCTGGAACCAAAGGTCCCAAGGGAATCAAGCTAGAACTGGAGGGAGACAAGGAAGATTATGAACGGAGCATTCGGTTTTATATTGCAGATGGTGGAGTTATCCGTATGCGCTTTGTGGCACCAAAGACCGCCTATTACACTGAAAAAGGCGGTCTTCAGGAATTTCGCACGAAGAAAACAATTCTGGATGGAGCCCAATGGATTGTTAAACATTTTCCAGACTACGCGACATTAAATCTTACCAAGAAAAGTGGACACCCTGAACTCCGCTTGCGGGACAAAACAAAGAAAAAAGCAGATTAAAGTGCATACTTGAGGCCACCCATACCTCCTGACACTTCAAACCAATTAAGATTCTCTACGTAGATTGTGAGGTCATACACGTAATTCGTGTTGACTGGCAACGGAAAGAAATCTACTTCCACTTGGAAGTTTTTGATGCGCGAGGTATTCAAAGATCCTGAGGGCTGTGTATTGGGAGAATGAAGTGTAAAGTTGTAGACAGGCAGAGTCAGTCCAGGACGACCATTCAGAGTTTTCCAAGGCGTGATTTTAGTAAAGAACTCAATCGGTTTTTCTTCTTGAATCTCATTGCCATCACAAACAACCCGTAAACTCCGTAAAATCCCTTGTTGACCTGTAGGAATTAAAAGACCACTGGAATTGGCTTTGGTATTCAAGGGTGTGAGTCCAGGGGTCGGTGCAAAGGGAGGTGTGGGATAATTCCACCAATTGGTAAAATTCGCAAAGTCATTCCGATACAACAAACTATCCGATCTCCGCTGAACAAAAATGAGTCTGGTCACAGGATTATGCGTATAGAGATCCAAAAGTTGTCGTGTAAACAGTCCTGGAAAGGGATACGGTGTGACTTGCTGCATCAAATAAGACAAGGGTTGTGTGGCAAACACTTTTCGTTCTTCATCCGGTAAATACACATAGGTACACTGAAGACGAGGATTTAAGAACCATTGGTTGAGTGCAGGAACTGCTGCTCCCACATCCGTAGCAAAATAGCGCCATTCTGCTTGTTGTTCATTGGAAGGCACATATTCAGGCTGATTCAGTTGAATGAGAGATGTGCTTTGGGACATTTGGTAGAGGGGACTCACGCGATATCCTGAAACATCCAAAACAGTATACAGATTTTCAATCGGGTTCAATGTAATCTGCACTTCACAATCGTGGTATTGAAGGCCTACCAGAGGAAGGGCCAAACTGGAGGCTTCGGAAAACCAGAAAGTCAAGGGAACATGGATATCTTGTCCAAAAATAGACGGCCTATTTGTTTGCGCCCCCAACGGAAGGCTTGTATTTTGAAAGACACTCGGATATCCTGTCTGATTCGTTCCACCTGCATAGACACCGCTGGCAGGATCCGTGAGTTCTTCTGTGTCTCCCACAAGTGTTCTCCATTTTTGAAATGCAGTGTTGTCATAGTCTAGAAGCGCTTTGGATAGCAAATACGTGCCATCCACTTCTTGGATCTTTTGACCCCCCACATAAAATCCTGCTCTTTGAATCAGGGCTGCTCCCAAATAGCGAACCCATTGATATTGGTATTGTGCGGTTCGTTGTTCAGGTGTTTGATGTTTACTGTAGATATCAGGAATACGAAACGTAAAATAAATGTCTGACAAAAGATCACCAATGCGTTGTATTTTCACTCGGAGTTGAATGGGTTGGGAATAAAACAATTCATTGGGTCCTTCCAACAATGTAGTTACATTTTCTTGACTAAAATGGGAGTATTTCCGATAGGTTTTATACCAGTAAGTCATATCTGGATTTCCAGACAACAAGACATTTTGTGCGCCGTAGGCGACGAGTGATAAGAGACCACCTCCAGTCATTCTACCCTGAGGTGAAGAATGCTTTACTTTTAAAGTCCCCTCACGTAGGTGAACTCATTTCGGTCTGATTCTCAAACCGAAATGAGGTTTGTAAACTTTTTCATAGTTACTCCTGCAGGTTGTAAGTTGTGGTCCAATACGTGTCTACCAAATAGGGCGGTTTGTCCATCTGTGACGACAATGTTTTCTTGCTTACGCCCAAATCTAGGAGACCCTGGATCTCCGTAAAAGAAGCTGCATACGCCAAATAGATGAGATTGCTCATATTTCCACGGAACGATCCCTCCATACGAATATCATTGCCTGTTCCTAAGGAAGGTACTTGGGAACCCAGGATAATTTTTTTGAGAGGGCTGAAGCAAATTAAATTCTGGAAGTTTTGATACGGGAGTGTTCCCTCAAAGGGCAGCTTTTTGCGGAGATTGCCATTAATATAGACTTCTAAGGAGTTCTTGCGACATAATAAAACACAGTGGAACCACTTGCGCACGGGAATGTTCTCAATATCCAAGTATGTGTAAGCATTGCGATAGGTATTCATCACAACCCGGAGTGTATTGGTATTTCCTCTTACAAAGACACCCGGACCCATCAGGGGCCAAGGGTTGATGTATCCCTTGTGCATTACGTGGTAAAGCACATCATCACCCGTAAAGGTGGATGGATGAATGAATAAGTAGAAACTATACGTGAATTCAATACCCGTGCGCTCATTGTCTGAGAGAGGGATTTGCTTCGCATCCGCATATTGTGTCTTATTTTGCTGGAATGTTAACATCTTATCTTCTGCCGTAACCGTCAAAGGTAGGAGCTGAACATGTTTCCCTCCAATTCGCTGGTAGCTCATCAAAAGGTATTCCAACGAAATAAAGAAGAAGAACAACAAAGACAGGATGAGAAGTACAAGGAGAACCTGTTGGAAAAATCCTTTTCCCATAACTAAGTCCAACGGTCCAGATCCGCTTCCTGAGTTTGTATTGGACGACATCTACTACCTTTCTATTGTTTTTTAGAAAGTTAATGTTGATCTAGGGTAACTCAATCCAACCTGAGGATACTGATAGGTGACCTCACCTGTCACATTAAAGATGCTTCTGATCCAGCCCCAGAAGCCTCCTGCAACAATATCGGAAGGACCGCTCATGTAAATCCGATACATTTGATCGGGATTGAGAGCTTGGTTGTGTACATAGAGGTTGCTGAGGAATCCGTCAAATCCACCATACTGAAGGATCTTCATACTGACACCATTTGGATCAACCGTATAGAAGGAAGGCAAGACGCACGAGCGAGCCAGTTTGCCGTCCATGTAGACATCTACAGTGCGTCCATTCAAGACAATACCAAAACAGACCCAGCGCTGAAGCTCTACCTCGGGCAGGTCGCAGACTGGCATTGTGTCATTCATGAGTTGACCGGGAGGCACAGCCGTTCCCTGGAAGATATTTTGCACGTTGGCTTGGGTCAAAACTTCAGATCCTGTAGCATTTGTGCTTACACGCACCATCAGCTTGTTGTGGAAGGGTCCAAGGCCGACGACAAGAGTGGAGGCCGGTGTGCCAGTTGTAGAATTGGGGGCAAGTTCCAAGATATGCTTGGCTTTGCCAATTTGATCCTTGTAGGCTGTGATATAAGTCCAGAATGTAATGGAATATTCACCACCTTCGTAGACAGCAGGGATCTCATATGTGCTCGGAGACTTTGCAGGATTGGCAGGAATGGCCGTGGTCACTAACGCCTTGCTATCCAGTCCCTGACTTTCAAAGAAATATTTGTAGATATAATACAAAAGAACAGCTCCCAACACAACAAATACGATAGATGTTATGGTTTGTGTCATACCTCCGAGTCCTCCGATGCCCGGGATGCCATTCTTAACGGCGTTCTTAACAGAATTGGCTGCGTTGTTCACGGCTTCCATGTCGTTTCTGATGAAACGAAGGTTTTTTTCTATGAGATTAGGCATATTGTGTCTTCCAATCCTGAAGGGGTGAAGCAGGTCTCATAGTCGGACCAGAGATACATCCTCCATCTTTGCAATTGGGCAAATAATCAAAAATATTGAGTGGCGAACTGATCGTGGGTTGTCCGGTGGTATCAGAAATAGCTCTATAATTGGCTTCTACCTGAGATTGATTCAGTTTCTCAGGGAATGACTGCACAAAAGCCATCTTTCCAATCAAATTCGGATCACCTGCCACAATAGGTCCGAATGCGGCCCGTGTATCCACTATGTTTTGGGTTCGTTTGGAGGCCACAAGCTTTTCATTGTAATAGACATCAAAGCGACGACCTTCCCGTGCAATAGTCAGATAGATCCATTTTTGGAACGGAATATTGGGAAGAGGAATTGTTTCAATAAAGACCATTTGAACTTTGGGCAATGAAATATCCGTGGCGCCGTTGACGATGGGATGTCCCATGCCTGATGTTCTGACAACAAGGTTGGCTCCAGCCGCATTGGGTCTTCCTGCATCGGGAGATGCAAGAAGTTCTAGGCGTATAACATTGCTAATGTTCAAAACATTCACATACCCTGAGTGATTGCAACGTCCGCAATCGGATCCGATACATTTGCACATATTGTAGGCTCCAGAACCACATTCAGGTTCTCCTGGATTTTCTGAGCCTGAAGGATTACACAAGGTCATTGTGCCTGTCTTTTGGGCTTGGAGAGGATAGACAAAAGCCTGCACTGTTCCTGCATTGGTTGTGTTCAGAATTTGCCGTGTGATATCGGATGTTGCAACTTGCGGTCTTGTTTGTAATGAAAACGGTCCTTGTGATACAGCAGTTTTTTGATCTTGTAGTTTTTTGAAGAGAGTCCAAAACACTACAAAAGCTATGAGTATGGCGATGAGGCCCCACATTCTATTCAGGGAAGTTCTTATTTGCACTGCGCCGTAGCCATTTCATCAGGACTAAACAATGCTTTGTCCGTGAGCGGAGGACTGGAATTCTTTACTTCTGCAGCAGACAAAGGACGGTCCCAATATTTCAAGTTCATCACACGGACAGAACCACGGAACGCATCGGGTGTGGAATAAAAATCAGTATCCGTGGACAACGGAGGAAACCGAAGTGTGCGTGTGCCATGCAGCTTACCATTCATATAGACTTCTAAAACCTGTGGAAGGAAGACAACTGTGATACGAATGACTTGCTTAATTGGAACATTCAGAATTGTAGGAGCTGATTCAAAGACAAGATCATTGTTCGGTTGTTTCGTCACAGCCGTGACAACTAGGTCATTGGTATTTGGACTTAAATACATGAACAAGTTAGATTCTGGATATTGTGTTAGCAAATCCTCAGGCTGCGATGTATCTACTACAACGGGTGCACTTGAGCGATACAGAAAGACACGTTTGCGATTGGATAAGGCATTTTCATTGTCCATGTAGATATCTTGTTGGATTGTGAAACCGTGTGGTAGAATTCGTAAAATATTAGCACTTACATCAGCAAGAGGAGGTTCTTTGGTCCATACAAGTTGTCCATCATTTGTATTGGAGAGAGGAAAGGAACCTCCATCGCCTGCAGTGAAGCTGAAAATCGGAGTAATTGCATAATGAATTATAAGAAGAATTAAAAATATGATTAAAAGAGCCACAGCAAAGGAGAACAAAGTGGATCCTATGCCGCTGATATCTGAATCACCTGTGCCTGTCACTGCGCCGAGGTTGAATTTTGGAAGATTCTTCACGCCTGATGTTACACTCGATACAGTTTTTTGGATCGGGTTTAGCAGAGCATTCAATTCTAGTTTTCTCTGAGTCGCTGCCATTCTGATTACTCCTCGCGTTTCTTTTTCCGGGTTTTTGCTGACGCCTTCGGACCATGCTCAGGATCAAAATGGATGGACTTGTAGTATTTCTTTGTCTCAGACTCCTTACAGCCACGAAGCTTCTCACGCAAATAACATACAAACGAAATGCGCGTAAAGGGCTTTTCACCACCCAATGTGCCCGTAGAGGGGTCATCAAAATAGATCTTAGGAAGTTTCTTATTAAATTCCTTGTCCTCTGCTGTCTCATACAGTTCCGTGTTGCAGTGCCACTCATGAACATCCATGGCAAGAAAATCTGCAGTGCGCAGATTAAATGCCACTCCATAGCGCGGAAACATTGTGTATCCTCCGTGATACTTTCCACGCTCAATCACAGACAAATTACCATAGCCTTGCTTGAAATCTCCATCATCCATATGAAGACCTGTGCGGAAGTTGCGGTTCACTGTGACTGACGAAAAACAGGTATCTCCAATCCGATACATGGGTTTTTCATCCGCTGCTTTCTTTTGAATCGCATATCTGTCGGGAACTAATTTCTTAAAGACATCATCCAATGCCTCAATGAATGGAATTCCTGTTTTGTAATATTTGAAGTATTTTTGAGTATACGAGGTCAAACGACACGGAAGTCCCATAAAGGGTGTGCGCTCAAAGTAACCCAGAACACTACTAAACACATTGTTGTTGACACGCATTTTGCTAACTTTACCATCTTGATAGTATCGTGCAGACCATCCTGTGACCTCTGTAGGTTTACGCTTCTTCCAATACGCTGAATTGACTTGAATTGGACCTGCGGCGGCTCCACGATTGCGGCTGGCGGCCGCAGTAATATAGTAACTTTCCCATCCTAGCTTTACAATATCATGGGGAATGACGTTTTTGCGGAACTTCGCCAAAAGTTTCTTTTCTCCCGTATCCGGGTCCTTTCCATAAACATCCGTATCTTCTTCTATGAGTATTTTTATGGCTTTGTCGTCAAAATAGGTGCCTTCTTTTGCTTTGATTTGATCGTTTGTAAGAATAGGCTCTACTACTAACTCCTTGACTTTGTGTTTTGCGTCTCCTGCAGCTTTGCTTGGAAGTTGAAGTCCTTCCACAATTTTTTGTTGTTTGCTTCCACCTTCCTCACGCATTCTACTTTTGCAGCAGAGAAGAAATTTTATGAACTCTTTTGGATAAACCAAAGAACTCCGCCGACGGTCATTGTAGCAGCAACGCCTAATCCGAGCCCTTTGATCATTGCACGAAGGTCTGCTTCCGCAAAATCATCTGGTTTTAGGACTGGGCTTCTTCCTGAAGCACCTAGACGTCTATAAAAATCAATGGATTGCAACTCCGTATATTTGGGTTTGCCAAGAGTTTCATTGACTTTGTTGTGCACGGCTACTGTCCACTTGAACAAATCATCGCGACGATCCAAAAAGGGCGTGATAGGCATTTCTTTCAAAAATTGGTTGTAGTGGTCACGACAGATAGGACAGGGAATCAAAAATCCAAGAGCCTCATAAAACTCTTTCGCTGCTTTCTTATGACCATAGGATGGTTTCAGAGGATAGCCAAGAGCACAAATATGCATGGTATGCCAAAAAAAGGGGCCCCATACGCTAGGTGGTAGATGCATCTTTCTATCTAAACATCGGAAAGCATAGGTGTAGTAAGAAACCGCGGAGATGTTTCATTTCCAAAAAAACTCAAAACATTGTTCCAATTGTGGTCTTCACGGACATGCCTACCGTGATTGTCATAGTCCCATTACAAGTTTTGGAACAATTCTATTCCGCATAAATAACCCAGCCTGGAGTCAGGAAAAAACACTTAGTCAGTATCCCCAAAGTCTTACGGGAGTAGAGCCTTTTTTTCAGAATGTAGAGATTCTCTTGATTCAACGACGTGATAGTCTCGGATATGTAGACCTATTACGAGGCAAGTATTCTGTGAATGATGCTGACTACATTCGGAAACAGCTTCATGGTATGACAGACCACGAACGGGAAAAACTAGTATCCAAGGACTTTGATCAGTTGTGGGCGGAAATGTGGGGATCCGAATCAACGGATCAGCAATACAAAAAAGACAAGGAGAACTCACGTCACAAACTCATGGCCCTTCGTGAAGGCATTACCCTGGATCTATCCGGCAATCAAGCCAACTTGCGGGATTTTGTCAATCAATGTACAGTTCACTGGGACACACCAGAATGGGGATTCCCTAAAGGACGTCGCGATGGGAATGAGTCAGATCTTGAATGTGCACTCCGAGAAATGCGTGAGGAAACGGGGTTACGAGAATCGGATGTGACTTTGATTCATAATTTGGAGCCTATCCATGAAACCTTTTTTGGTTCCAATCATGTTCATTATTGTCACAAATATTTTCTAGTCTATGTTCCGGATGGAAGTCAGGTCCAATTTAATCCTGAGAATCCTCATATGAAGCGAGAAATTGGAAATATTGGATGGTTTCCTATAAATGAAGCACTTCAAAAAATCCGATCAGACAATGTTGAAAAACGCGAAGTTCTTCTTCGTGTTGGGACACTCTTGCGCAATTATTGCGCGTTGGTCCATCCATTCTAGGAAATCTTTGAACTAGGATAGGAATGAACTCATTGTCAGATGAGGAACTCATAGAACAATATCGCACCTTGGGTAAAGATGTGAATATCTCAGACCAAGAGGCAGTTCAAGAAATTATGAGTCAGAGAGACAAATTGTTTGAACTTCTGGAGAAGCGCAATTTGTTTCCTCAGGAATCTATGGATTCCTTGGAAGAGGAAGGAGGGTTGTATCCAGCCACGGACGATCCGTTGTTTCTCCAAAAGTTGTTAAGAAAGCAAGAATTTGCCGAGAACAAACAATTGTCTGTTGCCGAATCTATACGTTTAGGGCTGGATCCCTGCAAAGGATCTCTTGGATTTGAACTCAGTCCCACCCAGCGTTTTATTGGACAGTATTTGTCTCCTAAAACTCCCTATATGTCTGCTTTGCTGTTCCATGGAGTCGGTGTGGGAAAAACCTGTAGTGCGATTACTGTTGCGGAACAGTATTTGGAAACATATCCTAGAAAACAAGTCATTGTTGTGGCACCGCGCAACATTCAGCCCAACTTTAGTCGTGAGATCTTTTCGGAAGCCAAGCTCAAGATAGGAGAAGATGAAGAACCCAATGAATACATGGGTTGTACAGGGAACACATACTTGAAACTCACAGGCACTGAATTTTCCCGCGACAAAGGATCTATTATGAATCGTATTCAGAATCTGAAGAGCAAGCGCTACCAACTCGTGGGGTATTTGGCCTTTTATAATTACATTAAAGACTTATTAGATCGTGAAATTGGAAAGTCTCTCAAGGGTGAGAGAAGAGCCCAAGAAGAATACAAAGTTCTCAATAAAAAATTCTCCAATCGTTTGATCATTATAGACGAGGCTCACAATGTTCGTGATTTGACGGAAGGAGACGATGAAAATCTAGATGCTCCTGGTGGCAAAGCGGAACTCAGTGAAAGTGTAGCAGGGAAACGCTTAACCCCCTATTTACGCAAACTGTTATCTGCAGCGGATGGCACAAAATTGTTGCTCTTGACAGCCACACCGATGTATAACAGCTATAAGGAAATTATCCCATTATTGAATCTCCTCTTAATCAATGATAAGAAAGCCATTGTTAGTGAAGCCGATTTCTTTGATCGTGATGGAAACTTTGTGGAAGGTGGCAAAGAAAAATTTGGAAAGATTGTTCAAGCCTATGTTTCGTTCATGCGCGGTGAAAATCCTTTGGCCTTTCCAATTCGGTTAAAGCCTGAAGGTCTGCCTATTCTGGATGTCTGGCCTCGGAAAAATCCTTTGGGACAACGCCTAGACGATGAGTCTGTAAGAGAAAAAATTGTTGAGTTACCTTTTGTTCCTGCAGAACATACTGCGGAAGGTCTTCGCGACTATCGTGCTCTTGTTTCCAAATTAATTGTGGGATCTGGATTACGCTTGGCTGCTACCGACGGTTTAGTGCAAGCAGGAAATTTTCTGTTTCCTGGTGGACCTGGTGCAACTCCAGAGACACGGATTCGCGAACAAGGATTCAAAGGTGCCTTTAGTGAAACAAAAGAACCTCGTCAATTTCGTATTAACGCAGGAATTCCACCCACATGGCTTCATGAGGCAAACATTCAACGGTATTCTCCAAAAACACAAATCGTGCTTCAGCGTTTGCGAACAACCAAGGGTGTTACATTTTTGTATAGTCGGTTTGTCTTTTCAGGAGCTTTATCTTTGGCTCTGGCTTTAGAAGCGAATGGCTACGAAAATGCCATGAGACCTCAAGGATATCTCAAGGATGCTGTACTAGCTCCAGGTGGAAAACAGTGTGCGCTCTGTGATAAAAAACAAGACGAACATGGTAGATCCGATCACGCATTCCGCCAAGCAAAGTATGTGCTCCTAACAGGTCGCGATGATTTAACACCGAATAACAAAGGTGCAATTGAGCTTGCTACGAAAGCTGAGAACAAAGATGGTGGTCTCGTCAAAGTAATTCTTGGATCGCAAGTTGCCTCCGAAGGTATTGATTTGAAATTCATTCGCGATTTATTAGTCTTTGATAGCTGGTATCACTTGAACAAGTTAGAGCAAGTCATTGGTCGTGGCATTCGCTTCTGCAGCCATGCACTGCTACCCAGGGAGCTACGCAACTGCACAGTCTGTTTACTCCTTACAGTGTTTCCTCCTGCACAAGATCAAGAAAGCATAGACATGTATCAGTATCGCATGGGCTTTGAAAAG